AGGATGACTGCCTTGGCGGCTTGCGTCCGGGGCGAATAGTCGCCGGTCGCATTGGCACTGGCCTCGGAAACGTCGTCACCCGTCTCGCCGCCAATGTAGGCGATCACCGGCACGTAGGCCGGGGTCACCATGGCGTCGGTGATCGGCAGCGGAAAGGACTGGCTCATGGCTCCTTGCTCCCCTTCTTGGGCTCTGGGTCGGGCGTCGGTGCGCCGCCGGTCGGATAGGGCTGGCTGGGCGCAAGATCGATCGGCGTGGCCTTCTCCGGCTCGACCGCCGGGGACACAGGATCGGGCTCCGACTTAAACTGTTCGTTCTGGTAGGCCTCGTCCGGCAGGGCCTTGGTCAGCGCATCGGCTTCGGTGTCGGTTGGTTTGGTGGTTGGCATAGCGTTCTCCTACTGCATCGGTGGCATGCCGGGCGGCAGGCCGTTGGGTTGCGGTTTTGCGCCCCCGGGCGGCGGCGAAGTGGACGGACCCCCACCCGGGGGGCCTCCTTGCGGCGCGGGTGGTCCAGCGCCGGGAGGGGGTGGCGGTGGTGGTGGCATGGCGGCCTGCGCCTGCAGCTGCTCCATGAAGCTGTCGATCAGCTCGACAACGCCGCGTGAATAGCGGATCGGGAAGAGGAACATCTTGAGCATCTCGAGTGACAGCTGCATCACCTGCGCTGGCGGCAGAAGGCCGGTCTGCAGCATCTGCGCTGCGCCGCCCATGACGCCCTGCACCGACTGCATGATCATGGCCATCGACTGCTGCTCTTCCTGCAGGTCGGCGGTCACGGTGCTGTCGGCCTCGATATCGACCGAGCAGGTCCGCATGAAATCGGATCTTAAAATCTCCATCACCTCGTCGGTGACATCCTCGCCGGTCATCGCCGCGAGTGTCGCCTGATCGAAATTCTGGGCGATCAGCTCGGCCTTCATTTTCAGAAGATCGCGGACGAAATTGCTGGCCTGCTGCTTCTGGTCCTGCAGCCGCACCATGCCCATGGAGCCCTTGATGCGCTGCGCCGTGGCGGTCTCGCTGGCCTTGGTGGCGCCGCGCATGATGTCGGAGATGCCCATGATCTCGTAGATCGCCTGCTTGACCTGCTCGCGCGCGGTGTAGAGCTTGTCGAGCGCCGCCATGAAGTCGACGATGGGCACGATCCAGATGTGGTTGGCGAGGCCGCCGTTGAGCATGTCGACGCCCTCGACCGGCAGCATCACCTGATCGTCGGCCTTGAGCAGATCGGCAATGGCCCGGCTGGCGGCGTTGTAGCCGCCCCGGACCTTGATCTGCTTGGTGAGGTTGGAAATGCGCCGCGACGTCTCGTCGAGGTCGGCGGCGAGGTCCGAGTACAGCTCGTAAAATGCACGCGGAATTTGCGTGTCGGTGGTGGTGACGGCGAGCATCGGACGCGGGATCGGGTAGAAGCCGGTCAGCCGGTAGGTGTCGGGATCGACGCGCAGGGTCAGCCCGCCCGCATCGCGGATGAACCAGATCACCCGGCGCTTCACCCGGTCCCAGATTTCCCAGACCATCGCCTTCTTGATGACGTCGCCGAGCTTGTCGGAGGTCTTGACCGCGCCGCCGCCGCCGACAGCGTCCTTGGCGGCGCTCTCCTCGGTCCACTTGAGCAGGTCCGAGAGCTTGCCCTTCTCGACGATCTTATCGAACGCGGGATTGCCCTCGAACTCCTCGATCAGCGCCTGCTCGCCGAACAGGTGACGGAAGGCGATCCAGTCGGTGTCGCCGGGGGCCCTGACCGGGTCGATGAGAATGTCTTCCCAGTAAACGTACTCGTCGCCGACCTCTTCCCAGACCTTGACCTCCTCCATGGGAGGCCCGCCATTGTCGCCGATGCCCCGGGCGACGCCGGGATTGGGCAGCGGCGTGACGTCATCCCCGGCCGTGACCGGCCGTTTTTCCATCTGCGGCTTCCAGCGGACGCGGCAGGTGCCACGCCCCGGCAGGAGCAGGTCCTTGATCGCCGCCTTGACGCTCTCGTCGCTCTGCTCGTCGTCGACGACGATTTCCAGAGCCTTTTCCATGACAGAGGCGGCGGTCTCGATGGTTTTTTGCGACGGCTTTTTCGCGACCAGTGGCGGGACAGGCGGCGGAGCCATGCCCGGCACAGGTTCCGGCGCACCAGCGCCCGGGAGGCCGGGTTGTCCGACCGGCTCGGGCTGGGGGCCGAGGCCGGGGTCGGTGGGGGCCAGTTCGGGCGGTAGCCCGGTGGGAGGCATTGGCGGTCCCAAGGTTCCGGGTAGAGGCCCGGCTGGCATCATGGGCGGTGGCGGCGGTGTTTCCATCGACGGCGAGGAAAACCGCGCCCGAACAATGGGCTCGGGCGGCTTCTGATAAATCGCCGGAAGCATCGTTTCAGTATTTGCATAAAGGATGTTGAACGTAACCTTGTTGGTGCCCTTGCGTGACTTGCCGGTGCCGGATGATCCATGTTCGTTCCTGTATAGCGCCACGATCTCGCGACCGCGCTTGCGCCAGACACTTTCGGCGCGCTCGGCGTCCTCGAGACAACGCAGCCAATATTTCGGGTCGACCGGCTCGTCTTCACCGTCGCCCGGGGCGGCCGATGCGACGCTGGTCAGCTCGACCTTGTCGCTGGCCGCACTGACAGGATCAACGCCCGCAGGCTTGTCGTCGGTGTAGGAGGTGGACGAGGGCATGGGCAGTCCTTGCGCTTCGAGGCGCACGCGCGATCAGCCCTAGAAGCCCCGTTTATCGTCGTGATTTGGCTCATCCGTCAATCTTCGAGCTTGAAGGCGTTCTTGATGAGGTAGGGGTTGCGGTCGTTGAGATCGGGGGCGATCTGGAAATAGGGTCGCGACATGCAGGCATAACGGCATTCATCGACGGCGTGGTCTTCGCTGTCGGTGTCGAGGTCTTCCGGGTTGTGGCTGTCATGCACCATCATCGGCAGGGTGCGGACGAGATCACGGCAATAGTCGAAGATGAACAGCATGGCGTGGCCGTCCTCGTTGCCCTTCAGCCGGTTCCTGACCTGATCCCAGCCGCCCATGCGCCGGTCACGCGAGACGCGGACATTGTCGGCGCGGCGGAAGGAAACGCCGTGCCTGATCATCGTCTCGGCGATAGACGGGCCGGAGACCACGGCAAAGGCCGCCGGGTCGAGGATGCCGTAGGCGATATATTCGCGCTTGCCGTTCTCGTCGGTCTCGGTCCTGACGATCTGCCGGGCGACCTGCTCGGCGGTCATCATCAGGCCGACATTGCCGAAGCCGGGCTTGGCACCATACCATTCCCGATATCGGATGATCGCGCCCCGGGGGATGATGCGGTCGTCATGGATGAAGCTGTCCTGCACCACCGCCCACCAGCCGACCGAGAACGGCGAGGCCGAGCCCCAGTCCATCGATCTAAACCTGATCCAGCTGCTGGGGATTGGAAACGGCGTGATGACATGGCGGGCGCGGGAAAACTCGCTGAAGAAGGCACCTTCGATGACGTCCCAATTTCCGTCCAGCCATGCTGCCACCAGCTGCGGCGAGCCGACCGCCCGCAATCGGTTGATGTAGCCGGGATCGTTTTCCAAGAGGGCGGGATTGTCGCTGACCTTGGAGGGGACGAACACCCGGGTGATGCCGGTTTCGGGATCGGTGGTGATGACGTTCGCGCCATGATCGATGAACTGAGATTTGACGGCAAAATGCGAGGGACCGCCGGGGTTGCAGGTGCATTTCATCTGGCACTTGATCCCGGCCGGGGAGCGCAGGGTGGCCAGCAGCTTGAGGATCGGGGCCAGCGAGGAAAACTGGGTGATTTCTTCGGCGTAGACCCGGGTCAGGCTCCAGCCTTGATAGTTCTGGGCGTCGGCCTCGTTTTCGAGGTAGCCCATGAACAGCTTTCCGCCGTTGCGCATCTGGAAGCAGCTGTCGTCTTTGCGCCACGTCGCGGCATTGCCGAACAGATTGACGGCAATATCGATGGTATCTTTCAGATCGGTCAACCTCTTGCGCAGCATCAGGCCGCGTGCGTCGGGCCCGTAGGCCTCCGAGTGCAGCCACCAGTCGCCGAGGCTGCCGAACGTCTTGCCGCCGCCCCGGGCACCACCGAAGACGGTGATGTCGGCCGGGCTGGTGATGTAGGGCATTTGCGCCGGTTGCGGCACAAACTTGTGAATGACGCGGCCATTGGACATGGCCACCTCAAGTATCTGACCCGTTCGAAACAGGTCAATGGGGCTGGTGCGTTGCGTTGCGTCGCGGCGCGACACGAAGCGGAGCGCGGCGTTGCGATAATTAAAACCTTTGGGCTGGTGCGTTGAGTTGCGGAGTGTTGCGTTGCGTGGCGTCGCGTGGCGGTGCGGAGCGACGAGCGGCGGTGGTTATTTCTTCCTGAAAAACTCCAGTGTCTGCTCTATCGGCAGCGGCTTCTTGGTGGGTGGCGCATCACCCTCCAGACGTTTCATCACCTTCGTCCGGGTCATGAAGGCGATGGTGGCATTGATCGAGATGGCGCTCGAATGCTTGAGCTGGTAGTCGCGCGGCAGCGCCGAGAAGTCGGCGATCTTCGCAAGGCGCTGCGCCGTGTTCTTGGTGTAGCGGCGAACGTGGCCGGTGCGGGCGATGCCCTCGTTGACGATGCCACGGTCATCGAGCCGCATGACGCCCTTGGTCGGCAGGCAGCTGAAGAGCATGTCGTTGTCCTTCGCCAGCCGGATGCGGGCGGTGCGCAGCTCGCTGGCCCCGCCGACAATGGGTTTACCGGCGACCCGGGTCAGCTCCTCGTAGGAGACGGTCTGGCCGACGACGGTCTTTTTCAGGTGGGCGATCAGCAGGGCGGTTTCCATGCTTTGCTGGAACGGTTTCCCAGTCATGGCGATTCTCCTTTTTGGCTGGTGCGTTGCGAGGTGGGGGCGATGCGGGGCAAGTGCGGAGCGACACGCTGCGGCGCGGCGCGATGCGTAGTGCTGCGGAGAGGAGCGGAGAGCCGCGTAGCCAAGAGAGGCGGAGCGACGGGGTAGCTGGGTGAAGTTTCGGGCTGGTGCGTTGAGGTGCGGAGAGCGGCGGCGGGTTGCGAGGCAGAGCGGGGCAATGCTGTGCGGCGCGGGGCGTCGCGCTGCGGGGCGCGGAGAAGAGCTGCGTAAAGCCGTGGGGTGATGCGGAGCGTGGCGGTGCAGTGTGATGCGGAGCGCGGCGCAGCGTAGTGGCGCGTCGCGGTGAAAAAACCTTTGGGCTGGTGCGTCGAGTTGCGCAGCGTAGTGGTGCGTCGTGCCGCGAGGCAGTGCGATGCGGCGTGCAGCGTGGCGGCGTGCGGCGTGGCGTTGCGTCGTAGATAGGCGGCGAGCCGACAAGTGGAGCTGAGCGGCCCGCCGATTTCATCAGGCTTCGTTCCAGACCAGCTTGGCCACGTCAAATCTGCCGTTCATGCCGCCCTTCTCGGGGCGGCCCCGGCCGACGCCGATCAGCTGCCCGGCCTCGCGGACGACCTTTTCGAAGACATCCGCCGGGATGGCATCATCCAGTATCAAAAACCGGGCGACGCCCCTCCACTCTTGGATGTACGGGAAATAGCGCCGGACGCGCTTGCCGGAGCCCCGGACGCCGTCGGCGTTGGCCCAGATGGAAATGCTTTCCAGCTGATCTTTCTTGATGCCAATCGGCACGTCGCTTTCGACGATCTGACCGCTGACGAAATATTTCGTGTACATGGTTTTTCCCCGGCCGGGGACTTGCAGGCCAAGGCGTTTGCAGGCCTCGTCGACGGCCATTTTCAGGCCCATCCCGGGGATGCAGACGGTGTCGTCCTTGTCGACCGTGCAGTGCTCGCGCCACACCCTTTTGTCGTACTCGTCGGGCTTTTCCTTCGGCAGGCGCGGGTGCTCGTCCTCGTCGACTTTTCTGCTGGCGCTGTAGGGTGTGATGCTCTCGATGTGAACGGTGCAAATTCGCATGACTTTCTCCCAAGTTCGGTGCGTCGGTTTTAAAGGGTCAGACGGTGCCACCCACGGGGGAACTCTGGGGGGAGCTTGTGGGTGGCACCGTCGTCATCCGCCCCTGTGGGATTACGGGGGAGTAAGCCGGGACGGAATCAGTGTTCAAGTGATCGGGCGGCACCGCCCTGACTGCCTATTGGTGCAAACAGCAGGGCGGTGCCGCCGTCATCCGCCCCTGCTTATGGGGGGGGGGATGGGGCGGAATTGATGTCAGGGAAGGCGGTAAACCAGATCGTCGCCCCTGATGAGCGTGCGGAGGCGCTTCAGGTCATACATCACTTGGTAGAGCACCTGCTTTTCCGCCTTGCTGCCGTTGGCGATGCCGAAATGCTCGAGCAGCTCGCCTGACTTCGCCGTGCCATTAGCGCGGATGTAGTCCAACACCCGGCCGCGCCAGAGTTGGTGATCGGCGCTCTGGCGCACCCGCTTTGGCTTCCCGGGCTTTTCCACCGGGACAGGCTCGTCGGCCGCGATCTTGCGGATGGTGATCTTGCCCGAGGTCTTTTTCGGGTCATCCGCCTT